TGATGTCATAGGTCTTGATGTCCAAGTTCTCCAACATTTCAAGACCTTGTTTGGTAAGTCTTAGCGATCTTGCTTGGTAACTTTCTCTTACATTCTGCCACCAGGTGTAATAGTTGGTCTTCACACTCTCGTCGTGGATCGGTTGTTGTAACAGTTCCATGAAGGTGCGTGTGTAAGCAGTTTTTCTGTCCATATTTCTAATTATCTTTGATATATTGATTTAAAAGTTGCACGTTGTCGTACACAAATTGTGGTGAGGTTAATCTCCATTTGTATGTGTCGTCTGTGCTACCTTTTATGATCACACCGAAATTTAGAATTCCGTGTTTATTATCTAACAAGTGATTTATAAATGGTTGTAGATCAGTTTTAGTCCACCATTCGCTATTGTCCATTTCTAACCACAGAGTCCATCCTTTGCTGGCTAAAAAATTCCTTGAAATCATTGTGTGAGGATGGTCTCTGTAACTTAAGGATATGATTGTATGAGGATTAGCGTATTTGATTATGTTTTCCAGGTCGCGCACAGGTGTTGGTTGAATGGGATCTCCGTCCCACGAAACAAAGTCCATGGAATTAATTTTTGTATAATCAATGTCGATAGATGGCATTTCTAGACATGTACAATCTGTTCTCATGTATGCTGGTATGTTTTTGTAAAAAGTTTGAAAATCGATGTCGTTTAAAATACAATTGATATCATTTCTTGCATCGCGCACTATCGAAAAATTAGCACCTTTGTAGACTCCTATCTCAAAGAAATTTTTTAAGTTTTTGTTCCAAGTAAGGTAATCTGTAAGCACAACAGCATCAAGTATGGTACGTGTTGATTTAAAATTCGTATAATTTTTGAAGAAGAATCCTTCGCAGAAGTTTTTCATTTGAGTATCCAATATAATAAGGATACTTATCTAGAGAATTTTTCGCCGGATTTTAAAAGATAAACACCGAACTTGTCTGTGTTGTGCTGTGCATTAAGTTTCTTGGCCAGGTTCTCCGCGTGACCTGGATTTGAGAAAGAAACCTTCTTGTATTTTGGACCTGGATAGTTTGAAACCAGGCTTGAACTCTTCAAGTTGATGGGTTTACCATCGTAGAACACCGCCCAGATGCCCTCGGCCGCTAGGACCTCGTCCATCTTGAACGTGGTCTTGTTGCTGTGTTGCAACAGCACTGTTGGCTTCGGTCTGCTCATAATTGTAAAACTATACAACTATATTTACCAGAAAAATCTGTTGTTTAATCTAGTTTTATGTGACTGTATTCGTAACCTTGATGTAGTAACAGATCAGCAACATCTTGATCAGTAGAGGGAGTGGCAAGTAGCACTGCTGAGTTTTCGTCCACATGGTCCCATTTATCGAGATTGTATGTTTTGAGGAACCATGCTTTGAAAGGCTCAAAAAAATCATAGAACTTGCTAGGTAATTGTCCAGGATCTCGATCCTGCAGGCACACAAACCAATTTGGAATAAAGGTTCGATGGGAAACCATGGTCTTTTTTACCTTTTCAAATTCGGGAGGTTCACCGTCGTAGTAGTAGTTGTATGGTTTTTTTCCAGAATCGGAATACAGAAGATAAAGATTGTCCTTCTTTAATGAAGAACTGTAGTATCTGTTGCAGGGAAACTCTTCTTGGAAAGCCGCCGCTTTGTAACTGTAACTTATCTGGTGCATTTGTGTGTATCTGTAAAAGTTGTCACTATCCATCTCACTTTCTGCATGGTGAATCGCTTGGTGGAACTCGTATAACAGATGTCTGTCTTCGTTGACAGCCAACCGCATGTTGTAATCCATGTATTGTTCATGGAAACTGTTGAGTAGATTCTGATCGATTTTATTAAATTTTATGGGTTTAATTTTAGCCGCCTGACAAAATTCCTTGTATACCTTCCTTATATTCCGAGGTTGTACAAGATTTGAGTCCATCGAATATGGTTCGATGTTGCGGAGGTGCTTCATGCACTTGATCCATTTCGCGGCAACTTCGTTGTCGGACAGAGTGTACAGAATCGATTTTGTGTCTGCGGTTTTTTTGTTTATAAAGACTATTTCGAAGGTCCTACTTTTTTTCATCAAAATTGCCACCGTCCATCTCTATGTTGATGGTCTGTGCTTCCTTGGCGGTTTTGAGTGCCTCTATGATCTCTTCCTGTATTGTGACCATACGAGTCATCACCTGTGTGAGGCTGTCCGCTAACTGGTCGGCCTCTTTTGCTGGTATCACGATCTGTCTCTCACCTTTCTGGCGCAGTGTTCTGATCCTACCTATGAGGTCTTCTATGGGTCTAGTTTGAATCTTGGAATTGTTTGACGGCATTGTTTAGTACCTGTTGCATTTCTAATTTAGTTTTCATGGGTCCTCGATATTCATACCTTGATAGGGTGATCATTTTAGGACAGTAGGCCTTGCGCCATCCTTTCTCAAAACATATGATGTAGTATCCAGCGCAGAACTGGCTTTTTGACTTAGGTGTTTTGGTGTATACTGGCAGTTGTTTCTGCACATCAAACATAGGATTGTATGGATGTTGACTGCATGGGAAACCATGCACATCGAAGTTGTCTACTTGTATCTCCTCCTCGGGCTTCTTAACATCTGATTCTTCGAATATGTTGAATCCAAAACGTGTGAACAGGCTCTCCTGTGTGTGGAACACCTGTCGCTGGTCTTTCTTGCTGAGGAACGTCCAACCGTTGTCCGCCTGCTTACTAAGGGTACCCAGTTTCTCGCCGTTTTGCTCGACTATCCAGAACTTGTCTTTGACTAGGGTCTTGGCTCTCACCGTCATACTGTTAACCTCGCGTTAAAGGGCTCGACGTATAGTTGAGCCTGCTCACTGATCCTATTTAAATCATACTTGCCACAGAACCTCATGAATCTGATACCGACCTGTCCCACGTTCTTGGCCTCTGACTTGGCCTGTGCTATGGTCTGGTCAAGTTCTTCAATTATGGCTTCTGGCTGTGCGTGTAGATCCACTAGCAGTCTGTTCCTCTCGTAGTCCTCTAGAACCCTGTGTTCGTTGCCGTCGTGATCTACCCATTTGCTTAACATTAGGTTATTCCAAGTGTAGCCCTTTTCGTGCCTGTCGGCGTATGCCTCCTGCAGGCCTATCTTGTTCTTGGTGCCTTTGGTACGCACTCCTGGATATGCCGAAAATATGTTATCGCTAGGGTCACCTCTCATGGCCTTCTCGAACACGATCCATTCTGTGTCCGGTGCGGGCTTGGGTGCCTTCAATTTCTTGTCTATTACAGGCTTGCCTGTTTTTGCGTCAAACCAACCTTCGTGTGTGAGCGTGGTCTCGTTGACCCCGTTGTACTGTTTCACACGCGGTGTGATCAGTTGGTTCAGGTCCTTGTCTGTGCTGATTATAACATGATTGTCGTCTGGATGTTTGTCGATCCATCTTGCTATTAGATCATCTGCTTCTGCTCTTGGATTTCTTAAAACAGTTGCGTTGGTTTTAGTCTTTATGAAGTCTACAAAATCATCGTAAACTTCCCAAAACACTTCGTTCTCTTCTTTCTCTTTCTCAGTCATGGCATCCGCCATCTCTTTACGATTACGCTTGTATGGTGCGTAGTGATCTTTACGCCAAGATCTGCCCTCAAGACAGAACACCACGTGTTTGCCATCGAAGTCCTGCCAGGCCTTCTTGACGGAGTTCAGCATGATGTGTATGGCCATTCCTACCTTCTCCGAGGTGTCTCCTCTGATCACATGTCGAGCTCTAAAGAATGTGTTTGCCGTATCAACTAATATATGAGTCATACAGTATTATAGCATTTATTTGGTTTTCTGTCTATGTAAAAAGAATGGATTATCAATTCCATTAAATTTTGGTAAGTTTGGATTCATTGCTTTGTAATGTTCTGGAAACAAAGAAACATACTGTATAATTTCACTGCTTGTTTGAAAAAAACTATCGGTCAATGGCATGGTTATAAAACTATATTTTTTTTCTAGTTCGGCATAGACATAAGCCTGTTGTAGAATATCTAGACTAGGAAGATTTATGTGTTTTTCTTGATAGACCGCATTCAAAGTTACATCGGTGTGATGATTGGATTGTAATATTTTATTTTTTTCAATAAATGTATTATGAATGGCTTCTAAATCTGATAAGTCGAGGTCAAGGTCAAACTTTTTGTCTAATTTCTTTAAACATTGTTGCAACGAATCT